ATTTTCATCAAACCCAAGAAATGCTTTTGGTATTCTTAATGCAGATAGTAATTTATTTTTAAGATATTCAATATCTTCAGTAGCCTCATAAGTCAAACCTGGAAGAGATTCGATATTTGTACCACTATCACCACCTCGAACTGGTAAGAAAAAATCTTCGGTGATATTTTGCATATTGTATTTTAAATTATAATCACCAGTAGCTTCATCAACAACAGGAGCTTTTTTCATTTTGTTAATAACTTGTTGCATGTAATTTTCAACTTCAGCTGGTGGTATATTTCCAATATCCAATTTAAAAATTCTTTTTTCAGGAGCTCTCATGATTCTGTGAATTAACATAGCATCTTCCATAAGAGTTAATTGTTTATATATCTTACGAGCACCTTCTACTTGAGATTTACCATAAGGTAAATAATTAGAATCTGAAAGTAATCTAAAATGAGCTACTTCATAATTTTCTAGTTCTTCTTTTGTAGCTGAATCATCTTGTTTGTATCTATGTTCACTTGTTACAGCCTCAATTAAATATTTTACGTATTCTGGATTTTCAGGATCTAATCCTTCTAATCTAGACACATCATAAACTGAAAGTGGAACTACATTTGTGATACCATACTTTTCATTAATTTCTAATTTTAAAAAGAAATCACCATACTTACACATATTACGAATCCAAGGCCATAAATTAAATTCTATGTTAACGATATCGTAAAAAAGATTGTGTAGTATTTCTTTGATTTGTTCGTTATCTGTATTAATCTGTAAAACTTCACCATATTCAGATTTCATTGTAGACTCATCTGCATAAATGTCAAGAGCAGAAGATATGATTGCATCTGAATCCATTGATTCATAATCTTTAAATAGATTTAATCTCATAGATTTAGTTAATAATGCATCAGAATATCCACTAAGTCCAGCACCTGTAAATATCTTTTGATATCTATCTACTAAATTATTTTTAGAAATTGATTGTGTACGACTTGTATCACTAACTTTTAATTTCCTACCACCAACATTTCTAACAATAACGTTAGTTGAAAATAATCTTCTTAATCTACTAAATAAGCTTGTATCAGCCATTTTTTACCTCTTTACTTAAAGTAACCAATCTAATGATTCTTGTTTTTTATTTATTTCCATAGTCCAAGAATCGTTTTGGTTGTTTTTTGGTGTATACACACCTTGATTTGATGTTATACTATTCATTGCTTTCTTCTGAAGTTCTACTCCTTCAGCTCTCAATCTTAAAGCTGTCTCACGTATCCATAATCCCATAGCATAAGACATTACTAAATCATCATTGTATCCTGACATAGCTTCTGCTCTACTACCATTATATATAAATACGAACAACTCATCAATTAATCTATTTGAACGCACTTTTACTAATTTTTCTCTAAAGAACTCTTCTAGTTTTGCAACAACTAGAGGTCTTGTTTTTTGTGTTAATGTAAATCCAGGAACAAGTTGTTTCTCTGCTCTGTTAATTTTATTATTAATCTGTCTATGTACATCAACCACTTGTAAATCTTTACTCATATAGAATAGATTTTCATATTCTCTATCTATACATTGTTGTATTGTAGCCCAACCAATATTGTTGTTCTCTATAACTAGTAAAGCATTATTGTATTCGATAGAAATATTTACCAGTAGATTACCATAATCTCTAGTAGAAAGTCTACCTTTATATTCTGCTACTTGCTCTAAACTCTCAACGTCCATAATATGAAATGCAGAGTAGTCGGTTGAATCACCACGAGCAACATCAGCACATACTATATAATCTTTTGTATAGTTTGGTGGTTGCCAAATCCAAACGTTACTATCTATTCCTCTTTTTTCAATTGGTTCTTGAACTTGTGTAGTTCTATATTCTTCTAGAATTACACCATCAACAACAGATTGACCAGAGGTAATAAAATCACAATCACACTCTTGTGCAGCTAATGAAGGTCCTAGTAAAGTATCTTGTTCATCTCTCCAATCTTGTTCTCTATCAGGATGTACAGTCCAATGTAATTTTATAAAATTAAAATCGTTTAACCCATCCTCAGCGTCCATCCAAGTTTTGTGAAACCAATTACCAACACCATTTGGTGTAGATAATGCAATACATTGTCCACCAGTAGATAGTGTCTGTGAAGCAGCTGCCCATATACCATCAATCTTATCGATAAAAGCAGCCTCATCAAGAACCAACAAAGATAGAGCTTCTGAACGACCACTATCTTCACCACTCGATACTGCTTTTATCTGTGAACCATTCTTATATCGTAACGATAACTTATTATCCTCAACACATTTTTGTTTTAACCAAGAGGGTAAGTTGGCGTGCATTACTCTTACTTTGGTTACTAAATTTTTGGCAACTTCTTGTTTAGTAGCAATTACTAATATGTTTTTGTCTTGATGAAATGTCATCATCCATAAAGAATATCCAGCTGTAATTGTAGATATACCTAATTGACGAGCTTTTAGAATAACATTAAAACGATGTTCTGAAAAGTCTTCAATTGTTTTTTCTTGAAAATCGTATAGGGCAAAAGGTATTTTACCTTTGATTGGGTGTTGTATGTAACAATATTTTTTTAAGAAGTAAATTGGATTAGCAGCACATTTTACGTACTCCTGTTTTATTACATCTTTTAATTGCCCTTTTGAATTTCTTTGCATATTATTTTTTACTTATGTAAAACGTAAACCTTACCAGATGAACCTATAGTTACTTTTTGAGGGGTAATTGGATAAACTGTATCCACTAACAATGCTGTTCCTGGTATTGTACCACCATTAACTGCTTCTATCGTTACGTTATCTACAACTTCAACGATAAATCCAGCAGCTGCGGATGAACCAGTAAAAGCTACTGTTGTACTTGAATCAACAAAGGTTATTTTATTATATTCACCAGCGTCTATTTTTTTTGGTATATTAGTATGAGATGTACTGTGCATCCCACCTGCATCGGCTCTTGCCATTTAATTTCTCCTATTAAATTTGGTTAAAATTGTCCTATATATAAATATATCACTTTAAAGAATCTTCCATTTTTTCTAAATGTTCCAACGCTTCATCTGCTTGTTTTTCTATTAAACTCATATTTATACTCCATTCTTCTTTGTCAATAGAATACCCATCTGGTCTAAATTGTTGATAAAATTCTGGTGATTTTTGTTTTTTAAATTCTTTAATTGAAACCTTTTGTTCTTCTATCCATGCTAATTTATTAGCTTTAATTTTATTATCCATCCATTCATCATATGTACCATCTATTCTCATTTTATTTTCAGCTTCTATTTGACAATCAAAACAATGATTATATACACGATATGTTTTATCATCTAAACGTTTTTTCATTATTTTTTCACATTTAGGACAAAACCAAGGTGTTCTAGCAGCTTTCAATGCTTCTGAACGTTCACTTGACTCTTCTCTTTCCTTTGCTATTTGTTTTTGTCGCTCTTTTTTCTCTTTAGTATCTTCCATAGCAACCATGATACGTTTTTCTGGTGTGCCTCCATCTAAAATTGTCTGTAATGCATCATTTTGTCGTTTATTTTCTCTACTATATCCCATTATAACTCCTATACGAACTTTAACATTCCTAATATTTGATTTGCTGGTGCAAAAGCACCTGTGTACTTAAATAATTTACCCTTATATACAAATGTTATACCTTCACTTGGCACAACTGCCTTTAAACCACCAATAGCATTTAATCTATCCAACTGAACCTTCAATGTATTTAAAACTTTCGGGTCTTTTGACTTTTTTACTTTGTTTATTGCAGATTTTAAATCTTTTCTTATCTGTTGAGCTGATTTTGATGGGTTTGCTGCTATAAAGTCACTAAGATTAGACAATATTTCTGCCCCTAACTCAAAAAACAAAACTTCCCAATCTCTAATGTGTTGTTTTTGTAGTTTTGCGTGGTCAATCTTATCTGTAGTCATCACCCAATCTAAAAATTTAGGGTATTTCTGTAAATCTTTTCTAATTTGTGGTATTTTATACGATTTATCAAAGAATGCCCATCGTTTTGTTAACTTTATAAGAATATTATTAGATGGATTTTTATAATCTGTTTGTTTAGCACCGTTATAAATGTATTCCATCCAATAAGCTTGATGATAATCTGCTAAAGTATCAGTATCTCCTAAATTATATTGATTTTGTAATTTTTTTAACTTACCTAGAAAGTAACTTTGTCTCTTTGCAAAGTTTTTTACCTTTGGTAGGTTAGTAACAAATGGTTTTGTAATACTATATGTCTTTTGTATGTTTTGATTTATTTGTTTTATCATACCAGCTAACATTCTAGCACTTCCTCTGTCCTCTCCGATTGGAGAACCATCAGTATCATATTCAATTGTTCCGTGAAATTGTAATAATGATTTATCATAAGGTATTACGTTTGCTGTTTTTGGATAAATAACTTCTAAAGACATGAACTTTTTACCTTCTCCGAATATTTTGTCTTTTTGTTTTTTACTTAAACCCTTTAGAGCCTTTTCTAAATCTCTCATAGCAGATACAAATGCTGTTTCTATTTCACCTCTACCAGCAAACATATTTTTAATACCACTAACACTTAATGCATTAGCACCATGATTCTTGATATGTCCTTTGTTACGAGCTGCGATAAGTTTACCATTCTTCCAACTTATCATTATATTCTGACCATCTGTTTTTTCTGTAACTGCTCCTTCACTATCAAGATTACCTTGTAGTGTATTAATAATTAGTGTCTTAAAATCTGAAAATGTAAGATTTTTATCATCAAATGGATGATTGAGGTGTCCATAAGCACCACCTTCTATTAATAACTTCACTTCTTCATCTAAATTAATCGATTCTTTAATGTCTGGAGAAAAATCAAATTTTTCTAGTGGTGGTAATTTACCTTCAACATCTTTAGTACCTGCCCATGACCATCCAGTTTTTCCTTTACCATATTCTTTTGATGGTTGTTGTGATATTTCAAGACCTTTACCATCAAGCCCCATCCATTTAACGACTTCCCAACCAACTCTTCCTATAATACTATTTAGTCTTTCTTGGTATTTGGAATTTACATCATCTGCACCTGGTATTGAACCAGCTCTACCAAATGTAACTTGTCCTATAGGATTGTAAATCATGGAGTAATCTAAACTTGGATCTAAAACTTTATTATTTTTATCCTTAATTATATAATCAACAACACTCCAACCAGATTGTTGCATAAAATTAGGAATATCATCGTCTGCAACTCTGTAAAAATCTAAAAAACTTTGGTAAAATGTTCCTGGCCCATCATCAGAACCTACATTTACATTTGTTGTGTTTTCATTTAAAATTTTAGTGATGTCTATATCTAATAAAAACTCTTTTATTAATTCATCAGACAAATCATATGACTCAAATAACTTTTTAAACTTATTTGTCATCATATTATAGATACCTTTGTCATAATATCCAAATACTTTTTTAAATCCCTTTATCCTATCACTATCATCAACTTTCGGGTCTCCTAATAATTGTCTCATTTTAGTACCACTAACATTACCAAATTGTGGTGCTGTTACAAAATATCCGTTCTCTTCATAACCATTTATATCACCTTTACTTTTTTTGTAATCTTGAAAGTATTTACCCTTACCACCTTTTAATCTACCAGCATCTTTCTTACCAAAAGCATATACTACAGCAGTTGTATCTTTATCAAATTTAGATAGTAAGTTTTTTGCTACGTAAGGTGATTTTTCCATAACGATACGATTTTTTGGAATACCCATCTTTGTCATATGACGAACCTTTTCCTTAAAGTCCATTGGATGTCTTGGTGGTTGTTTAATGTTGGATGTTGTTATGTAAACCTCATCTACCTTTGTCTTTAACCAATTGTATGTGGCTAGATGTCCACTATGAAATGGTTGAAATCTACCACCGAATACACCGATGACTTTTTTGATTTCTTTTTGTTCCATTAACTTAACATCAAATCTTTTCTTTGTCTTTTCATCTCTGACATGAAAGATAGACTTACCTCTCTTTTTCATATGTCCTATAATTGTCCAATCACCAGATTTTCTTTTCTTATCAAAACTTTTATTTGTTACAGTCTTTTGAACTTCGTTTACTTTCTTGTAACCACTACCATAAGGAACTGAAGTGTTACCCTTTCTCTTCATCTTCTTTACCATCTTACGACTTGGTGATGGTACTGCGTCTTCGTTTTTCTTTTTGGTTTTCTTTTTCATCTTATTGATATAAGCTCTATAGACAGCTGCTTGTGAAGCCTTACCCATTTCTTTAGCCCTTTGTTCCATAGCAACAGCAGCTTGTATCTTATGTGCATGAGTTTTACCACTTCCGTTTATCTTACTGACTGATGCCTTAGCATCTTTGACTGTAGCAAACTTTAATCCTTTGATTGTTCCTTTTGGATTTTCATCTGTGTATAAATCTGAATGAGACTTTGAACCACGATGTTGTCCTTTCTTACGAGGAACTCTTGGTGCCTCATCTACTTTTTTCATAACTCTAAACTTTAATGCTGACCTACCATTAATAAGTAAGTCTCCTTTTTCGTTGTAATCGATAGACTTAACAACTACCTTTTTATTCTTAAATCTACCCATAAGAATAGTATCACCTATCTCAACAGGAACTTTTATACTTTCAAAGAAACGAGATTGACCTGGATCTTTAAATACTTTTTGATGTTTCTTTTCTCTTCGTAACCAAGCTTTACCAATTTTACTCTTAATTGGTTTCTTTAGAAAAGCATCTATACCTTTACTAACCAACATCTTAAAATGTTTCTTTATTTGAGCATCGGATAACATCTTATTATTTTGAACAATCATAAAATTAGAACCACCGAATAAACCTTGAAAAGCACCTAAATTTGATTGTACATCTTCCCAACTTTTTGTAACGATGGCATCTGGTACAACCCTATCTCTCTTTTCATTTCTTTCCCTAGCAATCTTTAATGAGGTATTTACAAAAACCATATAGGTATCGTAACCTAAATCCATTAACTCTTTTCTTCTTTTTTTAATTTTACCAAAGTCATGTCCAGTACCATCTATAATAACACCTAATTTTCCATCGGTATACAATCTTAGTCTTTCTTTACTTAGAGATTTAGCAAACTTTCTTAATCCACTTGTATCATAATCTACAGGTTTACCTTGTTTATCCACACCAGTTAAATCAGCAAATAACTCATCAGGCATATTGTCAATGTCTGTAGTACCAAAATACTTTTTTAACAAAAGTTCAAGTTCGTTATCTTGATTTACCATCTTTAGACCTGTCTTAGATACATTTATCTTTTCAGGTATACCGAATAGCTTTTGAGCTACAAACGATTTACCACTACCAGGTCCTCCAGCTAAGAATATAGCCTTAAAAATACCAGGATCACGTGCACCCTCATTTAGTATATTTTCTTCTAAAAATGGTTTTGTCAAAAATTCAGTAAGTTTGTTCATTTACACTTCCATTGTTCTTCTATACCAACCAAACAAGAATTTTTCTTGTTCAGGTTTTCTGTTCACTAAATCATAGTAATGTTTTAACCTATAGCAACGAACTCTTGGTAAAGACGGATTGTACTCTTTTATAGCTCCTAACGTCTTAGGTCCTAATCCACCATCTACTTTGAGGTCTGCTTTCTTAGAGTTACAAGCTCTTTGTAAAACTTTCACTGCAGTTCCTTTACCTTGATTTACACACATATCAAAATATATGTGTCTTAGTTGTTCGGGCATATCATCAACTTTGTTTTTATCCCAATAATCTCTTCTATAAATATCAGAAGCTTCTTCTTTCGTTAAATTTTTTATATCTACGTCTGGATAGAA